GGGGAATCTGTCGGTTGCTGAAGATAAGTCAAAGGAGAATGTTTGTTTTCCTTTTGATTTTGTTTTCGCACGCTGGAAGCCCTTATTTTGGCTAAAAGTGGAATCCATTTCTAATTTTCTAACAAATAACATCATGGCATTATGTAGTAACTTGAAACCCTGTTGGGTCCAAAAGTCCACCAATGCTATGATACGAGTTTTACCTCCTTTTTCAGGTATAAAACTTATACGCCCAGATATGGGAGTGCGCTTACGTTTCTGAGTGGGTTCAAATCCACTCATATTCTTAAATGACTCAAGTAAGGGGTGTTTTTGAGCTTTATATAATTCAAGAACAAAATCATATAGACCTTCAGCCTTAAGGGCTAAAACATCGATATGAGAATTTAAAACAGCAGGCCCATTGGGTCCATTTACTAATGAATAAGATGCATCGTAATAACCTCCAAAAGAGGTTGTCACAATATCAAGACGCCTAGTAATATTTTTAATTATAAAATCACAAAATTCTTTAATTATTATGGAATTGTCCTTATTGTAAGGCATTGTAATAGAATCTAATCCACCATAATTGATGGGTAGAATAACTGTACTATGTACACGCAAGAGGGTCAAACATATTCTTTTACTCCACACATTACTGGATTTTAAATAAGGAACAAATGGTGAAAGGATACGAGGTATCCCTAACTTATTAGATTTTACAAAAGGTAAAGGGTCGAAGGGTAATCCCATCGAAATCTTTACAGCGATCATGTAGAATTCTTTGAATCTACTTGTAGCTTGGACATCACCCCACTTTTCACATAGGGTGATATAACGGTCTAGATATCTTGTATACTCACCGAGTATACCAGTATTTATACCGTAATTTACTTCAATAAACCTTACTAGAAATTCAATTATCTTACCAAATGGTGTCAATAATTTAAAATTAATAAGGGTTTTCATTATACTTTTATAAGACCACGAAGTGGCCAAAGGTATGAGAATAGCTCTCGGATACTAAAAAGGGTGGGAGTAATCCTGCCATAAACATAATGAAGGACATAGTCCACAAGGATTGTGGGTTAAAAGAAGATTAAACTATGGATGAAACAGTTTTCACCATTTCATGGGTTGGGGTAGTTTTAAG